TAATTAAGCCAGGGCCCATAACATCTGCAGCTAGTAAAGGATTCTGGCTTACAATTTTTTGCCTAGGAAAACTAGCAAGATGAATAACTGCATCTGCATTTTGATTTTGTTCAAATTTTATCTTTAAGATTCCATATTCTAAAATGTCAACTTCACTTACTTTAGATGAAAATCTGTTGCATCGTTCTTTAATCAAGTAGTTAAGTTCTTTTTCGGGAACAAATCCATAACTGGTAAAGTTATCTATTACAATGCAGGTATGACCCCATGATTCTAAAATTCTTACTACATTGTGACCAATGAATCCTGCGCCGCCGGTGATTATAAATTTCATGCCCATTTTAATTTAAAATAAGTTAAGTTTTGTTCAGATAAAGTAGCAAAAATACTAACTCGATAGCCCATTGTATTGGGATCAGTAGTCACTGTAAATTCAGGGTCGATACTGTTGGCTTTAATCCAATTTCCTTGTTCAGTCTGTTCCCAGGCCCAAATTGGTTGTGCTGCATAAAGCCATGGATCCTCTGAATCAGAAATAAAAAACTGATCAATGAGGATACGCTTCATACTGCCATGTCTGCTTGAATTGCAGTATGACTTTGATAATCAATCAGTTCGATGTCATCCATGGTGAATTCTGTTATCGTTTTAATTGATGCGTTCAATTTGAGTTTGGGTGCTGAATAAGGTTTTCTCGATAACTGTAATTTTACTTGATCTACATGATTGAGATAAATGTGTGCGTCGCCCAATACGTGGATAAATTCTCCCACTTGTAAATCGCACACTTGCGCGATCATGTGAGTTAATAGACTGTAACTTGCTATGTTAAAAGGGACACCTAAGAACATATCACAACTGCGTTGGTACATTTGACAACTAAGTCGGCCATCAGTTACATTGAATTGGCTCATAATATGACAAGGTGGCAAAGCCATGTCTTTTAATTCTCCAGTATTCCATGCACTTAAAATATGTCTACGGCCATAAGGGTCGCGTTTAAGTCCGTCGATCAGCAACGATAACTGGTCAACTTTACTTCCCCATCGAGGAGATTCCCAATTACGCCATTGAACTCCGTAAATTTTACCTAAATCACCAGGAAATTTGGCTTTTGGTTTCCAGTAATCTGCTTCAGCATTTGCAGTCCAAATGGTAGTTTTTGTAGAGTTTTTGTCCCCGTGCAAGATTTCTCTTAGTCTACGTTCATCCCTGGATCCTTCAATGAACCATAGTAATTCGCTTACTACACTACGCCATGCTAGTTTTTTAGTAGTTATTGCAGGAAAACCCTGACTGAGGTCATATCGTTGTTGCATGCCAAAATAACTAATAGTGCCTACGCCAGTACGATCAGTTTTTTCAACACCGTTTTCTAATACGAATTTTAGTGCATTTAAATATTGTTGTTCCATTGGATTATTTTAGTTGGAGGAACGAAAAATGTCAATGTTTTTGTAAACAGTCCAATTACATAATTTATCAGTGCTGGGTTTGGCACTACATGCTCTGAATAATTGTAAAAATTTACGTAAGTCGATTTGTACATCTGTTCTATATTGACTTTTGAAATGAGTAATATGAACTTCGTCGATAATAGATTTATTAAGCATTAATAAATTGGGACCGCCTATGATCCAAACGTTTTTATTTGGATAAAGTTTCTGTATGTTTAAAATATGTTCAGTAACATTTCCGGATATGCTGGTTACGCGATAGCCATGTATAGGTCTATTAGTTGCAACGTATGAGATCCTATTAGGCAACGGCTTCGGCATTTTAGGATCATCCCAGGTATTTCTGCCCATTACTACAACATTGTTTTCTGTTTGTTCTTTAAAGTATTGTAGATCTTCTTTATGGTGGGGCCATGGTAAACTGCCATTTAACCCCATACCACCCCACCAATCTACTGCAAAGATTGCTTTTATCATAATTTAGCAAGGATTCTATCTGTCTCTGGTTGAATAGTTTTTTCTACAGACTCAATGTCTACGAAAAAATCGACATTCTCAATATATTGATCCAACTCTTCTAATCTTTTATTAATTTCTATTTCTACAACATCTGGATCTGCACCTCTTGCTAAAATTTCTTTAATATTAATTTCAACATTGGTGCCGTCGAGTAAATGCACTACCATTCGTTCTAGCACTTGGACAGGGACTTCTTTTTTTTCTACTTCTTTAAGAATGTTTCTCCATGTACTTTTGACACTGATATTAAGCTTCCTGGGTCTTGGCTTTCGTGGTTTTTTTGGTTTTTGTTCGGCCATTTTGTTCTTCTGTAGTACCCATCAATTCTGCTGCTTCTTTTTGTAGACGATCACTTTCGGCTAACAATGCTTTGGCTTCAGCAGCCATTTTTTGTGCTTGCGCCAAACGCTGTGCAGCAATTTGCTCGTCTGTTAAAACATCTGTTAGTTGAATATTTGTATCGACTTCAGCAGGTTGACTTCGACTTTCGCGGGGTGCACGAACTTCCCCTAGTGTTTTTTCTTGTGGCCTACGCTTACCAGTATACCCAGCATTTTTATCTAAATTTGCCAGTTCTTTAACAGCTTCTTCACCCATGGCCATTTTATTCAAAATTTCATTTAATTCATCCAGTCTCACGGTGCTTTTTACATTTGGTGTCACAATAACTTGATTGGTGGGAACTTTTTTAATCATCCCTTCCTTATGCAATGTTGCCAAAGCATTATTGCCATCAGATAGAGTGTATCGGAAAAGATAATCACTGAATTCTTTAGCTTGCTGACCCGATTCGCTTTCTAGTGCTGTCATTAAGTCGTCGTGAATATGCCGTGGTAATGTGTCAGGGTAAATAACCAAACACATATGATCTTCGTTTGGCACTGTTCTAAATAAAATAACACATTTTTTATTATTGTGTTTTCCCACATGTTTTATCATATACTGTCCTTTTATGATTTATTGGGCACATTAATGACATTAAGATCAACAAGAAAAGAATAAAGTTTTTGATAAGCAGTCCCGATGTCTACAAATTCTTCAGGTCTAAACGCGCCTCTGCTACTTGCTAACTGAATTAAACTTAACAAGGTTAGCAATTCTTGAGCCGGTATTTGAACTTCTTTTTGTTGAGTAGTTTCTTGATTCATCTTATGTTTCCAAGTTCTTACTTATTTACATCTAAATATATTGAACTAAAATTTTAATTAATTTTGTCTAACATTAAACCAAAAAAGCTTGCCTCAGAAGCAATTTCAAATGCTACGCAAATTTGTAAGTTAGTGTGATTGCGTTCGTTTTTTACATAAGCATCATTTATATAATATCTACCTTTTAAATTTTCATATATCCAATCAGAAATTTGTTTATGTGTTCCTGCGGAAGAGTCTACATAAACTTTTGTGAAATGAGGAGGGCAATGACTAATATTTCTGAGACTAAACACGTTCAATGGGTTAATCTCTCCGGTCTTCAACATCCATTAACTCCAGATTTTTTTCAATAAAATAACAAAAACCCAGTATTCCTGCAAAAATAATTACAGCTATAATTACAATTGAGATTATTGTTGAGATTGATTCGAACATAGTTTTGCTATCGTAATAAAATGTTCATACGCTTGACGTACAGCATCATGTTGCATTAATTTATCTGCTTCCCGAATCATTGCGTCAGTGCCTACACGAACTGATTCTGCCACACTTGCGCGATACAAAGGCAATACAGAAATATCCAAGCTTTGAGAAAGTTGATCCCATAGTTCTTTTTGTTCTCGTGTAATAGGTTCTTTAGTGGGCTTCAACCTACTATGATCTACTATTACTTTACAGATATGATCATATGCTACCATACTCGCAGCAATTAGTGCAGCATAATCGGGGTCTATATTGTATCTAGTAGAGCTGACTCCCGGGGTGACTACAGTAACATGTGTTCCACGTGGATAGGCGTTGTGTAGTTCACTGTCATATTCGCGAACAGGAACATAACGGCGACCAACCTTTTCATAAAATGTCTTTCTCGTCATTTCGTAATCCATTACTGTGTTTGTTATTAGGCGTGTCTATATCTTGAAACAATCGTTTTTCTTGTTGAGTTGGTTCTTTAAAAAATTTTCTAGGATTACCACACATAAAACACCTGGGGTCACCGCAGTTCATTGCATGTTTTTTAGAAAATCTATGCGATTGTTCCAATGTTGGATGTTTGGGATCTTGCACATGGCTTTTAAAAATTTTGCTTTGTCGTTCTATAGCAGTTTCGTCATGGTGTAGTCTACGACTATGATTTAGTTTATCCTCAGGTCTGCTCATTTTGCGCGTCCTTACAAAATAAAATACCACCCGAAGGTGGTATTCTTCTGGGCTAATTGTATTTACGCACCTGCAAGTTCTCGAGCTTTTTCATAAATAGCCCAAACACCAAACGGGGGTTCGGCATCTTGGTTGCCCTTGATGATGAAAACTGTATCGCAGTAATCAGGATCACCCCAAGAACTAAACGGCATACCGTCAGTGAACATAATAAACTTCTTAGGCTCGATATTATTTTCTTTCATGTATTCCCAATTGGCCATGAAGTCTGTTCCGCCTCCTCCTGCAGGTTGATAGCTGGAAATATCATCCATGTTTTCACTGGTGAACGTTTGATGATTATAAATTTCAGTGTCAAAACTCCACACTTGAATTTTATATTCATCGTAGGCTTCCATGATGCCTTTGATCTCACTGAGGAATGCTTTAATGTCTGCTTCTCCAATACTGCCCGAAGTGTCAATGGCAATGCACACATCAATTTGAGTTCCGGGCCGCATGCCGGGCATAACGGCATCCATGTGCCAACTGCGTCGGTTTGGCCGCATCCAAGTAAAGTCATCTTTAATAGTGGACTGAATTTGTTGTTGAAGCAGCTCACGCCAATTGACAACGGGTTTAGTGAGATCTTTGATCAGTCGTTTGACGCCTGACGGCAGATTACCTGCTCCCACTGCCTGTGCAGCCTGCATCAGAGCTTCGCGGATTTCGTCCTTAATTTGTCGTTTTTCAGCATCGGACAATCGTGGACGACCTTTGCCCTCACGGTTCCCGTCTGTATCTTTATCTCCGTCACTGTCGTCTTCTTGATCGTCAAGGTGTTCGTCTAGCATCTGTTCCAGCAAGTCCGAAATGTCGATTTTTTCGGCTTTGTCGTACAAATCGTCGTAGACTTCTTCAGCACTCCACCCTTTATACTTTGCATCATACAGACAAGGATTAATGCGATCACCAATTTTCTGCTCAATCAAATCCGAATTGACACAGAAGTCAGCGGCACAATTGAAAAGTCGGCGATCTCGGAAGTCACCAGTACGTCCGATATGGTCATAGACATTGTGCAGTACTTCGTGACCAAAAAGAAATTCTAGTTCACGCGGTTTGAGTTTGTTAACAAATTCGGTATTGTAATAGAAATTACGACCATCAGTGGCTGCAGTACCAAGCCAGCTGTCTGCGTTAACCAGCTTAAGCCTAGTAGCAAGATTGCCGAAAAAAGGAGCCTTAAGAAGTAGGCCAATACGTGCGGTAACCAATTTTTCGCGTACTGCAGAATCCAGCTGAGGATTAACAGTGTCTGACAGTTTGCCAGCAAGTTTGGGTTGACGTTTTTCGCTGCTAGTAGTAGTCATTCAATTCTCCTTTACAATACCGTTATTATAAGAAATATTGGAATATTTGTCAAATTAAGGAATCACAAGTTCTTTGTTATGTATAGCTACCATCATTTTATAAATGAATTCTTTTTTGCTATTACCACAGTCATAGTCGGAAATAAACACATTGATGCTGTCTGATTTTGTGTTTTTTTGTTGTTTTGAATCTGCCTTTACTATTTTTGTTATCTGAACTCTATGATCAAATTGAAAAGTAAGTTCATAATTGATGCCTGATTCCGAAGTATACCGACATCGGGTAAGTTTTTCCCAGTAATGTGCAGGGGCCATTGGCCAGACTAGGCCTTTATTCCAAATATATTTTGCGTTGGCAATATTTTCTTTACGTTGTCTGGCAGTGGTGCTTCTTTGCCAAGTTCCTCCGATACTGATTAGATCTCGGCCTTCGAGACCCATAAGTGTGGCATAGCATACCAGTTGCCGAATTTGTTCCTGTTTTTCTGGACTATAACGTCTAAACTGCAAATCTTGTTCTAGATCCTGTACGCTCATATTAACACCATTTTAATTTGAATAACACATATTCTTCATCTGTGGCAAGATAGATGTAAAATTCGTAAAATCGTTTATTATATTTTTCAGCATGCCACGCCCATTTACGCACAAAACTTTCATCTTTATCTGCAAGTTCTATCAGGACATCTCTTTCGCAACTGGTGACAAAAGTTTCCCAACACCAATTCCGAACTTCAATATAACTGTTATATCTTACGACGTAATCGCCTAATATTTTTACACGATATTTGAAGTGTTTATGTCCAGCGAATCTGGAGTCTAATTTATCAACTGAAAATTTGGGAGTCGAAGACATAGTCATTCCCATGTTGTCTTCGACTCCTGTGGATTACTTCTGGCTTGCAGCAACAATGTACTTGCCAAATCGTTTGTGGAACTCATCGAAATGTTTGAGTTTGCCGGGAACAAACGGAAGATTGTAAGTAGTCAGCGCGACCCGCGCACCCATGACAGTCAGTTCAGTGGTAAAGTTATCCATCATGAACTTGAAGAAGTTGTCTGCCATGTCGTGCCATTCAGCACTGATTTTGCCGCCTTCTTTCTTGGCAGCATCCTGCAGTTCATAGCACATGGCAATGGTCAGACTGTACATAGCACTGATCTCTTTGACTTTAAGTTCTTTTACTTTGCCAGCAAGAATCTCGGAAGGCTTAGGCAGTTGTCCGGCAACTTTACGATGTGCCATAAACTTAACAGCAACACCTTCGCCCACAGCACCCGCAACCAAATCAGTAAGATCCTCGGTGCTGATATCGTCGTCTTTAAGAAGTTCGCTGACGAAAGTCCACGAACGCGGGGTAGCAAACGAACGGCTGGAACTACGCGGATCAAAGTCATACAGATCCTGTTTAGCAAAACCCACATAGCCAACAACATCTTTGTGGATCTTGTTAGTCACAGCCCAAGTCTCCCAACTGGCGTGATCGACACGCATCTCCAAGTGCACAAAACGATTAGCCAACGGAGCAGGCATACGATAAGTAACGCCTTTGTCGCTTTCACGGTTACCCGCAGCAATAACCACAACATTGTCAGGCAGGACATATTTGCCAATACGGCGGTTCAACACTAACTGATAAGCAGCCGCTTGAATTGAAGGAGCAGCACTGTTCATTTCGTCCATGAACAAGCAGACAATGGGATACTGGCTGGCAAACTCTTCGTCGGGCAAGTCAATGGGCGGTGCCCAGTCCATCTTGCCCAATTCTTTGTTATAGAACGGAATGCCACGCAGATCGGTAGGCTCCATCTGTGCAAGACGAAGATCGATAAATGCGCCCCCCAACTCTGCAGCAACACCTGCAACAACTTCACTCTTACCAATTCCCGGAGGCCCCCACAGGAAGATGGGACGCTTTTGTTTGAAACAGGCCAAAATACTGCGGCGAGCAGCAGTGGCAGTAACGGTACGATGTTCAGTAACGGCTTCTTTAGACATAATGTATGCTCCTGATTAACGTTGAAAAAACAATTATAGTTGAAAAATGAATATTTGTCTTGTTGTTATTCTGCAACAAGCGCGGGACTAATGGTAAACTTTGCGAAAGAAACATGTTGATTGTACATACGGGCTGCAGAGTCCGCCAACTCACGGCTGGCAAATTCTGCTACTGTTCGACCAAATCGTGCACGATCAGATCCAAGATTTTCAAAACGGACTACAATCCAAGCAGGACTACGATCATCATCACCGCAGTCAAAACGAACTTCAAAAGAGGTCATGCAGTTTCTCCGTGTTTGTATTTACTATTCCAATATTATAAGAAATAATGGAATATTTGTCAACCAAATTAAACTACTTCAAGCATGTTGGCTGGCACACGCCAACGCATGGTTCCTGTGTTTACAGTGACAAATTTCACAGCAATTTTTTCTACTGTTCCTGTGAAGTTTTGCCCGCGTTTGGTGCTATAAAACTTAACATGACTGCCCACGGTGATTCCCCGTTTGACTTCTCTGGTCAATTGACTGCGCCTATATTTAACAGCAGCAATAATACTGTCCAATTGATCATTGGACAAATTACCAAACATAATGGAACTGTTGATTTCTTGAATAGTAGCCATTGCTACTCCGTTTAAGTTACAATAACCGTATTATGCAGAAATATTGAATATTTGTCAATCTTGTCTAAAATTAGACTCAAGATTACTTAGATAAGCAGCCACATTTCCGCCCATGAGATTTATCATGCTGGCTTCACTTTCGTCGAATACCACAAATTTGTCTCTTAAAATAAAATACATGCCTTGAAAATATCGCTCCAACTGTAACAAATTACGATTTGTCAGCGGGGGGTCGACTTCAAAATTATAAGATTTACATCCGCAGTAAGTGACAACGTGATGATATCCTGAAACACTTAGCCTAAGGCTATGGGGATCTTTCGGATTGTTCCAAATTGCATAGGCCAGTTTTGATGGATGAATACCTGACATATCAGCAAATATGTCAGTCAATTGAGATTGTGTAAATCTTTTATGGGAAGATTTTGTCACCGCTACGCAGCAATACTACTGAAAATTGGTCTGTTTTAAACAGATTGTTTAGTTTTTTTGCAAGGTTTATAGCATGCCCGGGATTGCTAAAACTGGTCTTCTTATATTTAGGACCGGGGTAGCTTACTAACATATTGCTGGATTTTAGATTAATAGGTTGATTATCGTAGAACACAGCCCAAATACCTTCGCTGCTTAAAATTTGTTCTGTTTTATAAGTTGTTTTATTTACATGTTCAATAAGAACATTTGGCTTGGGTCTGCTCATTATAATTTTACCTAACAATATTTATCATATTAACTGCACATATTATTTAAATTTTCCACCATCTACTGTGACTTGTATCACTTGCTCTTGATTTTGTAACAACTGAATCTGTCGACTTTGGCACGCACAATGACTTAGTAAGTCCATAAAATCTGCATGCAAACTTCTTGCTTCCTGCGCAGTAAGTATCAACTGTTTACTACCAGTTTGATTCATGGCTTTAACTCGATCATTAAATTTTTTTAAATGTAAAGTGAGATTATTTTCCATGTGATAAACAATTTAATTTCGTCTGCATTTCTTGAATTGTGCGATATGGCCCGAAAAAATCATATCTATTTAGAGTAATTAATTTAGGACAAAATACAGTAGTCCATTCATTATTTAATTTTACAACATAATACCCTGCACAAAAAAAACTTTTGCTTTTATTGCTTTTTGAATATACTGGGAATTTATGTTTTAAATCCCACATTATATTATATGCAGTTCCTTGAATAGGATAGTCATAGATTGTTTTTTGTACAGGTTTAGCTCGAGTTTGGGTGCTATGTGGTTTATCAAATTTAACATTATACGCTTTAGATAGCAGTTTAATTGTGTTAAACTTTTCTCTATAATTGTCGTTTACGTAAACAAATCCACCATCGTCTACTGCTTGGATAGTAGCCACTTTGGCACCTTGAGATTCTACAATCCAATATTTGTTTTTCAATACAGGTTTTGCAACAAGTTCTGTCATAATACAGTTAATCCTATAATTAAAATGTAAGTTAATTGATGGGCAAACTGATCTGCACCAAACTCAGCCCAAAATCTTTTAGTAGAAGAATCTTTAGTACCGAATCGCATTTTAACATAATCTATGTGGTAATGTGCAACCAGGTCTAGAATAGCCATGCTTATAGCAAATGGAATACCTGGATATCCCAGAACAACCCATACTGCTAACCCAGTTAACGTTGCATGTTTTAAACTATGAATGATCCCAAGCCAACTACCATAACAACCTTTGTTATCTATTTCTGTTTGTGTTTGGTTGGCAAAATCAAAGTAAAAATGTTTTAACTGTAACAAAAACATCAAGTAAAGAGCGTCAGCCACGTTGCATCCTTTGTTGATATTGATATTCTCTTTTTAACCAAAATCGATACTTTTTAAAATAGTCTTGGCTAGTATAAGTTATTGGCTGCCCATACCCGTCAAGTTCTAATAGGTGTTCATACCACATCTTATTGACCCAGAGTCTGAAATCTGAGGATTTACGATTGAATGAGTTTTTCATATGTATACTCACTATCTCTAATATTTGCTACAGGCCGCAACCAACCGCGATCAATGCAAACCGCAATAATGTTTTTGTATTCTGCAGGACAACGTTGATCAATTTGAAATGCAGCTCTTGGAACAAGAGTGATATTAGATCGAATATAAAACTCTTCGTCTTTGGCGGATAAAGTTTTAGTTTCAGTTTTATGAATTCGATATTTAATCATTTTTGTCTAATTCAAATTTTTGCAAAATTTGTTTAGCAACTTCAGGCTGATCATTAGCCAATGCAATGTCCACGCATTGGCTAACAGCCATCTCGATACTTTTCTCTAGCAGATTGCCACCTACTTGAGGATAAAGGCTACCCCCTACTGCTAATGCAATTTGTTTAGTTGAGGTTTTCATAATTGTCTGCAAAATGCTTTTTAATTAGTTCACTAGCTCTTTTCATAGCTTTATTGCCGTTAGTGCCAAAATCATCTGTAGCGGTGATATCAGTGTCGACGACCATCAAACATTCTTCGATTACATATTGGCATAGAGTTTCGATAAAACCTGCCATCCATTCCTCTGCTGGCAAATTAATGTCTGCATGAGCTTGCCATGCTCTAACTGCAATTTCTTGTATACGATTATTTTTCATTTCGATATCCTGCGTTAAGAATTTCTCCAATGGCACTACTGTTTTCGCTTAGTTTATTCAACTCATATTTTCCGCAAAATTTAAGAAATTGTGCGCCAACCATTGGACGATTTTTTGGCACACTATTGTGCTGGATTGTTTCGTCAATGATCTGTTTAATATGATCGGGCTGTGCATTTAAATCTACAAGTTGTACATTACGGTTATAATCATCCAACACACGATGTTCTTGGCCGTTATGATCAGTCCACCTCTGCAACATTAGATTATTCCAATTGAACCCTTTACGATTCATGTCGTCATAGGCTTCTTGTAACCCAACTTTGTTTTTACTTCCCTTGGTACGAACACCTGGGTATGCACTAAAAATGTTGTCGGTAGGATCGCCGCGCATGCATTTTTCAAACAGAATCCAAGTAGGATTAGGAATGCGTTTGGGTTCTTTGGTTTTTTTGTCAATGACTGGGCGACCTTTTTTGTCGAATATACCTTCTATGGTATGCAATTCGTCTGCTACCCCATTATACTGATTTACATTTTTTGCTAAAAGTTGATGAAAATCTGTGTCACTGCTAACAATAGTGTGATGATCATTGGGATGATTTCGAATAAAACCTGCAATTAAATCATCTGCTTCTAACTGTTCATGTCTTAGAACAGTACAATTAGTTTTGTCAGTGATAAATGTTTTAAGATCGTCAAACGCTTCCCAGAACATGCGATCTTCTTCTGCTTCGCGCTCAGTTAAAGCAGCCCTGGCTGCTGCACGATTTGCCTTATAAGGGGGGTAAAAATCTCTACGCCAACTGCGTCCTTCTAAACAAAATACTACATGATCGGCTTTCTGATCTCTCCATGCTTTATTAACTGAAGCAAGGGTAACATGGATTGCAAAACCCAACTTGTCCCATGTATCGCTTTGACGGTGGGCGCTATGTCGGGCACGAAAGAATGTATTGGCTGTATCAACAATAAGATATCGCATAGTGCCGTAATACTAGCATATTATTTAGATATTTGTCAACTGCCTACTTACGTAGGGTAATAAAAACTCGGCCCAAATTAAATGGGCATCTGCACCATAATGATAATATTTTGGGTTTGCTGGTTTTAAACCTTTACGTTCTAACCAAAAATAATATGTGTAATTTTCGTCGTATGGATTAATATAGTATTCACCCCAATCATACCTTGGGATATTCCAGTGTTTTACATGATGAAAATAACTGTAACAATTAAAAAACAAATGTGGAATTTGATGCAGTTTTAATTCATTATGAAATTGCCAAATACGATTGTGCCAGTACAGCTCTTTTTGTTTTTGATTATCTCGATTGCCAGAATCTATTACCCATTGCATGTATTTGGATTGCAAGTCTTTTGGCACACTATCTAAACCGGAACTTGTTACATATATGTGTTCATTTTCATGAATCCATTCTTCTCTTTCCCAAGTGGTCCACCCAATAATAACAATGTCTGGTCTATTAGTATTAAGATATTGTTTAGTAGTTCTAAGTATAGTTTCATTGGCACAACCGGGTTTAGCGTCGCAAACAAAATCTGTTTTTAGAAATCTTGACAAATGAAAGCCATAGCTATGATTAGTACCGCCTGCATCGTAGCCGGCACTATGACTGTCACCGTTAACGTAAATTTTCATTCTTGATATACGGGATTAGGAAATTCTAGCTCAAAGATATGGTAACTATTAGAGTCTGTGTCTTTAAGTGCTTCTATGGTGCGATTAAATTCTGCTTCTTCAATAGTTCTAAAAAATCCAGTTCCTATAAATGTCCCGCTCGTTGATCCTGCAGAATTAAAACAAATACCAGATGAAGTTGACATTCTTACTAGTTGATAGAATTTAAGAGTTTTAGGAGGCTTTATTGCTTCCATTAACTAACCTCAGATCTGCCGTCACCTAAATCACGCCGTTTAACACCAGTAACGGGTCTTGGGTTATTTGCTTCGTATTGTTCAAACGTTTCTAGCACAACATTACGACATACATCCTGGAACCAACGATCTACAATTTGCACATCGTCTTTGCCTTGATATCCGGAACGCAATAGTTTTACAATAAAGTGTTCATTCCAATCTAGTTCAAATGATCCATTTCCGACATTTTCTGGATCAATTTCTACACGAAGAACACTGACCCAGGGTTCACCTCGTTTGGTAGCTTCGGCTTTGGGATCTTTTGCTTTAATTGTTAATTTAGGTCTAGCAGTAGTTGTGTCTTTTGAAGTTGTTGTTTTTCTTGTTGCCATTATAGTTCCTTTATTTGCCCCATTGCACGATTAATTGATACCCTGCATTTTTTATTTTTGACTCCCATTCTAGTGTTTGTTCGTATAGTTGTTTCATTTTAACTTTAAGAATTGGGTGAATCATTTCTGGATCAAAAGTTTCGATGCATCCATGCCAAAATCTCCCGTGATATAAATAAACTGTATTTGAAACTGGATCATATCCATCTACATTATATTTCACGTCAGATAACCAATGCTGCCTAATAGGAACATTTAAACTATCGAGCCATTTAGTTTCGCTTTTTGATATATATTTCGCATGGCCTAAATTTAATTGTTGCTGCCTTGCTATTTTTAGCATATTAATGCCAGCATTCCGTTTATGCTCTTTACCACATTGTGGACAACCGATTCCTTGCCGCAACGCATCAAACCATTGAGAAAATATTATATTGTGTTTGTTACATTTAATATTGTTTAGTTTTTGCGAACTTTCAAGAGATGCATTAGAAAAATCTAACAATTTATTAAATATCGGCGAATATTGTTCTATACGATCACTTAGTGATCTTAACTGCGCCGGCACTCTTTGTTTGTGATATGCAGAATTACAGCAATATTTTTTTTGCTTTAAAAGTTGCCATGCAACAATCTCTCTTTCCGAATGTTCACATTTTACTAAAATTTTAGTTGACGAGTTGATAAATTTTCCTATTATTTTTATAGTTGGATTTACAAGTTCTACTAATTTAACAAACTCTTGGTGTGTATATCCTTTTTGCCCCATTCTGACCATCCTTTGTTTTATTTAGTCAAATTTGGGGCAATGGTTGTTATTTAGCCCATCCATTGCCCCAAATGGAACAATGCAATCGTGGACTTAAATAATACCCTCTGGCCATAGCCATATCTGCTACTTTAGTTAGATTGCCTTCGTATTGTTCTTTGGTGCCTCCTTGGGGCATAACATAGACCACACCAGTAAATCCTGCTGCTCTGTATTCTTGAACTGCCCGATCAACTTCTGCAAGATGTTCGTCAGTTTCTACTACAAATTTTAGATATACAGTTCCTAAGTTTTCATAAGATGCTACGACATCGGGTCGAATAGCATCCGACCACGATTCACCACTGGCACTTATCTTGGGGCTTACACTAAAAGTAATTTCCCCGCCATTGCCGTGTGGAAATCTTGATTGATTCCACTCTTGTAAATATTCTACAAAGTCTGATTGCAATGTTTGTGTGCCGTTTGTTTCAAAAGTTAAGTTACATAAATCTTCCATACGTTCATGACTTAACAAATCTTTGTAAGCACGTTGCCACCCTAACAAAGGTTCGCCGCCTGTAATCACTAGATGCACATTATTACCATTCTTTTGCAACCAATTATGATTTGGTACAAGTGCTAACATTCTGTTTATAATTTCATCAATTGACAGTGAAGGGCTTAGATTTTTGAAAGCAGGATGCCAACTAGCATAACTATCGCAACCTGTATTAACCAATGGTAGACTGTTGAAATCTTTATACAAATGTACATTTTTTGCGATGTCGTCTGCTTCGACACTACGTTGCCCCTTAGGCATCCCAAATCCCGAACAAGTAAAGTTACATCCAAATGTGCGTAAAAATACACTAGGGACACCTATGAAACGACCTTCACCCTGGGCACTATAAAAAATCTCACTTACTTTAATTTTCATGATCCGCAACTTTTTAAGCAAATATTATCTGTTAATTCTTGGTTAGTATAAAATAATTCATCGATAGAGTCAACATTTTTTTTACTCTGATAACAACATACACTAAGTTGTCCTGATGCACTTAAGTAAATGCTAGGATATGAATAATGCATACAGTTTTCTATTTTGACTTCTTTATGATCCTTTTGAATTCTGAGCAAGTGTAAAACTTTTTTTGGAGGTTCTAGTTTATATTCTTGACCTGTTACATAATGTCTTGCATTATAACTTGATCTATGTAATTTGGCTAAATGAAATTTTTTGAAACCAAGTTGTTTACTGAGTTTAATGCAATCAAATATTTGATGTTCATTGTGCGAGTATGGAATGAATTGCCAAATCGCTTGTCCTCCTGCGGCGATAAATGAAGTTGCATTGTCGATGATTTTATTGAAGTGTGTGCCTTGTCTATAAATTTCATGTACACCTGCTAAACCGTCTATGCCAAACCATACATCGTGATGTAAATTTTTTAGTGTTGTACCTAAATTAGCCCACCATTCTTTGTTTCTTAAACTTCCATTAGTATGTATTTGTAGTCTT